GCAACTCTAATAGCACCCTTTAAGTCATTGTATTTATTGTAAATTTGTTTAACTGTGTTTGTGCCAAATCTAAGATCATGCCATTCCATGCCAATTGTGCAACAGTCATTTTTACCACGCACCCATGGTTGGTTTTGCTTTTCAGCAACAAACATTGCTAACTTGAGGGTTGACTCTTTGTCCATTTATACATCCTCTTTCCAGACAACTTCCTTCTGAATATCAACTGCATAATCAAATCCTAAGTCTGCTGGAAAGAATTCCTGTTGACTCTTACTGTTTGTATATCTAGTTGATACTCTATCAAAGTCTGTCCAATGACTACTAATATCAATGCTTGCTTGTGTTGATTCACCTTGGTTATCATACACTGCACTTATGTTATTAATGTAACCCTTGAATAGCACAATTGTGTGTGCTACTTTATTCTGTTGCATAAATGCTCTGTATATAGTTACTGGCTTGTCCATGTACTGCAATGTTTGTATTGTTTCTAATACACTTTCATTGCCTTGCATGTCAACAATGCCAGCTAGAGCAATACTGATCTTTTCAATACTAAAGTTTGCATTGTCAACATACTCACTAATTTTAAGTAGGCCGCCTGCTGCTACGTAGGTGTTGCCATCTGTTAGTGTTAAGTTATAAGGTGCTTGTGTGTAATAATAATTATGTGTTGCATCAATGTTAACACTGACACAATCATAATATTCAATTACTTCACTTGCTACAATCTCTTCTAATGTGCTCATGATTTGAATCCATCCAAGTCAAAGCTTACATTCATTCTGTAGTATCCATCAGTACCAACTGTGTATTCAAAATCATCACTGCTTAATGTAACAATACAACTATATGGGTTTTTATAAACTGTATGTCCTTTAGATAGATCAGTTGTAACTGGCATTGCAACTCTAATCTTTGCTTCACCGTATACGTTTGATTCTACTGTGTTTATTACTGTATGCAATGCGCCATTTTGGTTATTACCAAATATTGGTACTTCACCTCTTATAAATGCGTTTGCTTCATTACTTGCAAAGCCTTCTGTTAATAATAACGTATCACCAATTGCGGTATTACCAAGTGTCCATGTTGTGTCAGTTGTGTTAGTTGATGCATGCCACTCACTCCATATAATAGGGTTTTTGTCTTGGTCCTGTAATACAAAGTAGAACGGTGTTGCTTGTCCACGTGCTGCTTGCGCAATTGCATGGAACTTCTGGAAGTCTTCATGTGACATAGGTGGATATTCAACATCCAATGTCCACTTACTAAATCCACTTGCACGTGTATACTTAACACCATTTTGGCTTTTGTTTACTATGCTTGGTGTGTTTAGATTAATAACAGCATTGCTTGGTGTTACGTGATGTGGCCATTGTTTTCTAGTATCAAATCCAGTTGTTGTCCATTCATCATCTGTGTCAAATACATCTTCTGCTGCTGCTATTTCTAATGGTGTTTCACTACTAGGAACATACTCACTTGGTCTCTGTGCCATTGGATGAGCAAATGTTCTGTTCTCTGTTGTGTTGTATACACCACCATATCTATTAGATCCACCTGTGTATGTTACTTGTGCTGTAGCATTTAATCCTGCGTCAACTTGTCCTGCTTCAATCTCACCTAAGCTTGAAAATGGAGTAGCAACTTCACCTGCAAAGAATGCATCAGTTCCCCAGCCAACTCCGTCTGTAGTAACATTGTAATAATCTTTATACTGAAAGGTTTGTGTAGCTGGTATAAGAACAGTTGGTATGGATTGTCTCTGGTATGGGTTGTTGCTGACATCTAATTCAAGTAAACGGAATATACTACTATTTGCTAGTGCTATTGTGTATGGTGTAAATACGTTACTAATCATGTCATCATCTGCTAGCAACATAGCCAAGTTAACAACTTGTATAGTATAGTCAAATGTACCAGTTGACTGACTTGGAGTAATAGTTGCTGGTATGTCCAGTTCACGGTCAATATATAATACAACAACACCGCTTTCTATTCTAGCAAAAAACTCTGCTTTGTAATCTAATGTAGTGCTTAATGCTCCATTTACTAAGTTATTTGTTAGTGTTAATCCAGGAGCTGAACCAGCGTCTGTTACTGTAACTGTTACTCTAACAAATGACCAAGTACCCTCTAATATTCTTTTAGATTCTGTATCAAAGTCATCTGGATCACCAGTTATACCAATTGTACTTCCTGCTGGTGTTGAACTATAAGTTATAGCTGGACCCCAATAGTTTTCAGTTAGTGTTGCTAGTGTAGTTAATCCTGCATCTGTGTATGGTTCAATTGTGTACGGGCCATGCATATTGCAATAGAAGTCTGTGCTAGTACTGTTTATTGTTCCAGTGTCATGTGCTTCACTTAATGTGTTTGAAAGTTTAATAAGATCACTGTCAACAAATGCTGAGCTGTTAACTAATCTTATCTTACACCCAGGCACGCCCAGTGTTTCATCATATCTGTGCATAAATTCAACTGCTCCATAATGTATCTCAGGTGGATACTTAGGATTGCCACTGCTGTATGTTTCTTTGATTGAAGTGTCAGTTAGATAATCCATGTACGGAGTTCTGATATAACCTTCTTGATCATAACGGGCTTCAATTGGTGCATCTGCATGTGCTTTCCATCTATGATCTACACAATCATATTTTGAATACATTCTACCACCAACTATACTTGTGCTTAAATTTGTAACTATCATTTCTGGTATAGTTTCAAACGTTTGTGTAACTAATGGATTAAGCCACATTGCATGTCTTGAGATGTTTGGACTAGCAGTATTTTGATATGATTCATACCATGTGCCTATATCAGTCATTAGTCCATCTACTGTAGACGTTGGGACAGTTGCTGTGCCCCAATCATGATATGTTCCGTCTTTAAGCTCCTTGATGCGCTTTTGGAATCCTACTGTGTCATTTCCTAAGTAATCAGGATTAATGTAAAATGGATTGTCTGGGTATGTAAATATTGCTTTCATGCTTAATAGATTCCTTGTTTGCCGCGTCTGTTGTAAGCATTTTGTATAATGCCTTCAATCTGTTTCTTGTTGTTTAACAGGAACTCAGTACCTGTTTGAGTATCAATTGCTTGTATAGTTATATTTACCGCTGGCGCTGAATCACCAGATCCACCAAAGCTATCTTCATTGCTGTGGATTCTAGCTGGTCCTGTTATAATCTCTGGACCACGTTCACCTGCTATACCAAACTTGCCTGCGCCTAGTGTGCCGCCATCTGCAAAGAAGCCTCCAAAGAAGTCCATTACGCTACTGCCAATGCCACCTAGTGCATCACCAATTCCGCCAAATCCACCAAATATGCTACCTATATCAAATCCACCAAAGCTAGTTCCAAACTCACCACTTCCCTTACCAAAGATGTTACCCATAATATCAGACAACATGTTTCCACCATTTAGTGTATCTTTTAATAAGTCTTTAAGTGTGTCTTTCCAAAGTCCTGCAAATGTATCAAAGCTTAGGTTTCCGTCTACAAGTCCATCTACTAGTGTGTCATTGAAACTCTTGTTGAAGTCAGCAATATAATCATTCATCTTCTCAAAGTCTGATTTTATCTTGTCTGCTAAACTACCACTTGAGTCTTTCATCTTGTCTACAGAGCCTGCCATTGTTGCCTGTAGTCTTTCATAATCAGTTGCAATGCTTTCAGTTGACTTCTTAGTACCTGCTACAATTACTTTGTCCATTTCTGCAAATGATGCAATCATTGCGTCTCTAATATCTGGTCCAATTGAGTTCTTATACATTACTTCTGCTAACCAGTCCCAGGCTTCTACAACCTTGCCAACTGTGTTCTCACTAAATGCAGTTATCTTCTTACCCATTTCATCAAACACTTCAACTATAGCATCTTTAATACCAATTGCTACTTCTTTGATTTTATTCATACCATCAATAAAGCCATCAATAAAGCCAGTGTATATAGTGTCAAAGAATGTAGTAATAGTTGTTCCTATACTGTCAATGCTATCAGACACATTTTTTGTAAATGTTTCCCAAGGCATACCTAGTAGTAATGTACTCCATCCACCCATTGATTCTACAAAGTCATCTATCATTGTAAGTGCTGGCTTTAACAACGCCCAAGCTGCAACTATACCAACAATAACTGCTGCAAACGGATTCAATAACAACATAGCAACACCAACTGCTGTAACAGCAAGAGCTATTTGTGCTAATAATGGATTTTGTTCATGTAACTTAATAATACCATCTGCTGCAAAGCCTACTAATTCTTTGAATGATTCCCATGCTGGAATTATTACTGTATCAAGTAGAATACCTAACGCATCAAATACTGGCTTTAACTTAGCCATTGCTTCTTTGAATCTGTCTAAGTATCCAGGTGCATTAGCAACTAACTCATCAACAAACGTTTTCATGTATGGTAAAAATGGAATAATTGCTTCTTGTAAGAATCCAGTAAAGGAATCTTTAAGTCTACCCATTGCATCATTAAAGTCTGCTGCTCTCTTAACGTCATCAAGAGATAGTATATTCATACTCTTTGAAACTTGAGTCATAGCATCACCTAAACTGATACCTTGATCAGTTAATGCTTTTATTGCGTTGAATATTTTAGGACCAACCATAACACCAAGTATCTTCTGTGCGTCAGTCATATCAATTGTGCCGTTTTGCATTGCAATCATTACTGCTTCAAACAATCCAGGTGCATCTTTAAGCTTGCCATTAGTATCAAATATACTATCACCAAGCTTAGTCATTATTGTAGCGTATGCTTTATTGCCGTTTAAGCCTTCTACCATACGGGTTGTTAAGTTGCGCATTGCACGGTCAAATTCATCCGCACTAATTCCCATCTCTTCCATCATTTTCTTATGGACTTGGAATTTAGCAAATGCAAGGTCAGTGTTAATGTTTAAGTTCTGCGCAGACTTTTGTAGTTTGTCCATGTCATCAATTACAGTGCCAAAGACTTTCAATGATCCTAATGCTATTAATGCAGCACCAGCAATACCAAGGGCACCTTTGAATATTAACGCACGCCTTGTTGCTTTGTCTAAGCCTTTGTCTACTCTATCTAATGCACCTTTAGTTTTATCTGTTGCTGTCAGCGTAATGTTATGAGTTGCCATGTTTATTTTCCCTTGGCAGCGTCTGCCTGATATTCATAGTATTTAGCCCAACCTTGCATTTCAATACTACTCACGTTATTCATTGTCCATTCTACGGTCTGACTTAAACCTTCTGCTATTTTAAAAATAAACAGAATGTCTAAGTCTTTGGTTAGTTTCCCAAGGCTTCTTTTGCCGCCTCCTTGGCGTCATTCATCTGCCCTACAACATCAATGATAACTTCAGGATCTACTTCTCTCATTAATACAATACGGTCTGCTTGGGTGAATAGCTTGTTGCCTTCAACGTCCAATGACTTCATGATAAGAGTTTCTACTAGTGCTTCAACTAACTTGCCTTTAGCATGTAGTTCAATTACTTTTTGTTCTTGTGCAAATGTGCTTGCTGGCTTAAAGTAGATGTCTGTGTTCCACAATGGAACTTCAATTTTGATTAGTCCACCCGCTAGTACTGACTGCATGTGGCTTTTTGCGTTGTTTAGAATAGTGCTCATGTTATGGTTTCCTTGTTTTTTGTAGTGCTGGTTTGACTATGCCCTGTGGAGCTTGTTTTGAATAGCCATCATCCAGTCTTTGTATGTAAGGTACGTCATTTCTTATGACAACCCGTGTCTTGTTAGTGTCTAGGAGCGCGCTCATCTTGGATATTTCTCTCCATCCCTTTTGTGCTTGCCCAGTATCAATTGGAGTTAGTCTGACAAGATTTTTAAATAATTCTTGTTGGTACTTATCTAATGCATGACCAATTTCTTGATCCAACTTCTTTGCTGCTTTTGTTTTGAAATTAGCCATGCTTTAGTTTCCTTATTAAGGTACTAGTACTGTAGTAAGTGCGCCTGTTCCTGTGAATGACAAACTAACAGTTTGGATATCACCTAAGCTTGCGCCGTTCTCAATGCTATTAATAATAGCAGTACCGCTGAACTGTACGTTTGGACTAGTTCCATAATCTGGATAAAATACTAGCGCAATTTCAGTACCTGCTACAAATGATGTAGTAGATAAGTTGTTAGCGTTAGCCGCGTTAGTAGTGGTATCAGTAAAGTTGGCTTCACAGCTTCCTTCCCAAGATAACATTCCTGAAACGTTCTTCTTCCAGTTGTCTCCGCCCATAGAACTACATTCAATAGTTTCAGCTGACTGAGAAACACTCCATGTGGTAAGCATGGCAACGTTAGTGCCATCAATTGATAGCGCTCCGTCTTTACCTGTGTAACATTCACTCATGGTTATAAATCTCCTATAATTTATATGTTTATTTTATTTGGTAACAGTATTCTATTTCAAATACCATTCTACAGCTTGCAAAAGGTGCGCTCTCACCAGCTGTTACTGTCTCTACTCTTGTAAGACTTATATCTTCTACTAAAGAACCTAATGTTCTGTCTGCCATTAGTGTATTCTCTACAGCTTCAACAGCAATGTTACGCTGTTTATCTCTTTGCATTCCACCAACTATTAGTATAACATTCAGTTCCAGTGTACCTTGTCTGATAGTACCATTGGAAGCTTGCATTACAGCAACATCAATAATTTCTTCATCTGATGTTTCTAAGTATATTGCAGGGAATGCCGTCTTTGGTAACTCATTGGGATCAATAGGATCTCTTTGAACTTTACCAATTTTAACACTACGCTGCGCCTTTAGTAATTTTAAGCACTTACTAACAATGTCTTCTCTGCGGGCCATTATCTATACAACCTATCTTGTGCGTATGGTTCAACTTCATTGTCTTCAACTGTTCCATCTCCATCAAGATCATACTCAATACCAAGTCCAAATTGTAAATCAAATTCTTCTGAGAAACGTTCTTTATAAAAAGTAAGTTGCTCTCTGAAAGGATCACCTTCTGGTCTAAATGTACTAAGTCTAGGTAGTATATAAGCGGCTAGTGCTTTGTAGACAGTTGCTTTAGTCCATTGCGCATCAGTTAGTTTAACTTTATCAAACTGACTTCTGGAATGAAGCTGATTCCACCATTTGAACTGTATCATGTTAGTAACATCAATTTGTGCTTCACCTAATTCCTCAGTGAAATCATCAATTCCCTGTTCAAACATTTCTGGTGCATATCTTTGTAAGTCTTGGTTATTTGCAAACGCCATTATATATTCTCCTGTAGTAGTGAGTTACAGGGCCTAAGCCCCGTAACTATACCTAAGTAATTAGGTTGTCTTATGCTGTACCAACAGTTACGCCGCGTGTTGCGTCAATAACGTCTACACCAAAGGCAATAGAAGCTATAATTGAAGTTCCAACTGCAGATGCTTGACGTTCAAATTCAACCTTAACGCCGCCTTGTGTAGCCATGCGTACTGCATCAGCTGAGAAGACTGCAAAGTCTGGAGTTGTAAGTCCAGTGTTAGTTGCGTTGAAGTGTGAGCTAACATAACAAGGTACACCAGCAATTACGCCAATTAGACCTGTTTGCATTGCTGCGTTTTGTGTGCTTGAACCTGCAAAGCCTACGTTACCAATTACTTTCATGAAGTCTGCGTACTTAGCTGCAGAAACAACACAATTCAAAGGACCAGTTTCACCATTGTCACGGATTGTGCCAATAGCTGTGTACAAGTCATCTAGTAAAGTTAGTGCGCCGCCACCAGGTGCAACTACTGTCATTGCGCCAAGTTTAGCAGATACACGTGCGTCAACTGCTGATGCAATACTGTTACCCATAATACGGCCAAAGTTGTTAAAATCAACTCCACCTAAATCACGGATTACTGTGCGTGAAGCAATCAAGTCTAAGTCAATAGTCTTGCTAGTGTTAGCAGGTAGACGTGGTGCAAAGTCAACACCTGGATCTGTTTCTTGTGTGCCGTCACCGTTGTTGGTGATAGTTTGTGCTGTTACTGATCCCATTACAGCAATTTGTGCTGATGCAGAACCTTGTGCTACTTGTACTACAGGAACTAAAAGACCTGGTAGGTAGAGTGATGCTTCCTGGGCCGCAAAAACTGTAGCGGCCTGTGTTGGGACCATAAGGGCTGTTAAGTTAATGCCTGATCCATATTCATTTGCGTATGCCATTTTTATATTCTCCTAAAAAATGTTATTTTTAATTTAAACAGTCCCAGCTTTCTTCATCTCTGTGTAGAGTTTTCTGTGCTCTGGATTGTTCATGTCAAGTTGTGATAGATCCAAACTCTGTTGGTCTACGTTATTAGTATTACCTGAGCTACCTGTGCCACTTGGGCCAGCAGCTTTAAAATACTGGTTGCTTGATAAGAACTCTTCAACTAAATGGTCAACTGTCATAAGATCCGCGTTGTCCGTATAACGTGTTTTTCCTTCCGCGTCAGTAACAACTACGTGTCCTTCTGCGTCTAGTCTAATGTTCTTTCTCAATAGTTGAGCTACATGATCTGGGCTTACTGCTTTTGCTTTACTGCTAGCATTAATCAGTGCGCCATCAATTTTAATAGTTTCAAGTTCACCGCGTAGTCTTGATACTTCCGCATCTGACTTCTCACGTTGTTTCTTTAGTACACCATTGAAATCTTCTTTCTTGATCAGTGACTCTTCCTCAATCTGTTCTTTCAAACCTTTGAGTGCTTTGTATTCTTCCATGTTAACGCCGTCAAATTTCTTGTTAACTTGGGCAACACGTTTACCAATTAATTCATTTACTTCTTCTTGTGTAAATGTCTTAGCGGTATCAACCTGGGATTCTATACTTTGGCCTGCATCAACGTTACCAGTATCTGTTGTGTCAGTAATACCATGAGTTTCATTCATTGTCATGTCAATATCCTTTTTTTAAGTTGGGGTTTAGGATCACTTATGTGACCTACTTATATATCTCTATATGTTTATTTATCACTTTTAAATCTCATCATCTTCTTCAACTATTGGAACCCAGTAATGCTGGCAATTATACCCGCCTCTTACTGTCATTGGATCACCAGGCTCTTTTCCAGCCCATTGTCCACTCCATATTGAATCAATTTCATCTTTGTCAAGTTCACTGCCAATCATTTGTATACAGAACGGTCTACTTGTTTCCATTAGTCCACCAGCATACAACCATTTCTTTACATTGTTGCGTGTTGCTACACCTGCAGCAAATGCTCCATCAAAGTTCATTACACTGTCACTTACAGTTTTCAAAGCTTGATCTCTTACACTGTTAGCACTATTAATAGTAGGTGTTAGTCTACGTATCTTAGCTGTAACAGCAGCAAGCTCTGCGGCTGTAGCTCCAGTACGCATTAACTTATTAAGTTTGCGTTGTTGTCTACGTACTTCTGGATCATTGCTTTCCATTTGTACACCACTGATGCGTCCACGTACTTGTCCTGTAACAACATCTAATGCTAATCCACTAGCGGCACCTAATGCAATGATTTGTAATATGTTCTCTGCATTGCTGTCCACTGTGTTACTTATTGCGTTAGCTGTTTGTTCTGCTAATACTTCCTGTGCTTGTAAATCAACAGGACCTGGAGAGAAGCCAGTCTCTACTAACCAATTGGCACTCAAGTCTGTAACAGGAGCACTTGCTGTTTTAGCTGCACTGCTCCATTTACGGAATGCAGCTAACACAACTGGGCGTATTGTTTGTGCGTTGTAACCCATTGCTATTAAGTCTGCTACTTCATTCTCTAATGCTTTGATACTATCAAACACACCTGCTTGTATATCTTCAAGTGTGTCTGTTATTACCTTGTCATGTCTCTTTGTACTAAAGGCCATTATATATTCACATACCCAATGTCTACAAGTTGTTGATGATCATCTGTATTTGCTACAGTTACAACATCACCATCTGGTCCAACCATTTGATGTGTTTCAACGTCAGCGTCATCAATGTCTTCAAGTATTTCACTTTGTATTATTACATCATCAACAACCAGTGCAATGATTTGTCTGTCAATCTCTTTTTGGAACGCTGGGTTGTTTACACCACTACTACGTGCTTGTAGTAAGAATGCCATTTCAAGATGTTCATCACGCATATCAAACGTTTCTGGATAATCTAAGCTGAAGTCATCTGGCTTAGTAATTGCTTGCCAATCCAACCAAATGTTCCACATCATAATTTCTGTTTCTTTAAGTGTGTCTGCAATGTCATTCAATTTAGCATTAAGCAAAGCGCGTTCTGTTTGTAAAGCAACACCAGACATTGGTGAGCCAGTTGTAGCTTGTATACTACTTGTATGTGTCATGCGTTGAATTGCTTCTACTGCTTTCTCTACTGTGCGCAATATAGCATCAACTGCTGCTGTTGTTGGTGCAAGCAAGTAAGGCTTTAAACCTGGATCCATATCATCCTGTATAGTTACAATACCACCAGCACCAGCGTTAGCTTCTGTACTTGGAGTCTTAACTAATGTTGGGTGTGTACCAACACGGATAGCTTGATCAACTTCACTTAAACAGTTGTAGATAAACTTCTGTTGGTTTGCAACATCAGCAACTAAACTTGTTCCAACACCTTTAACAGGTGACTTCAATGGAGCATGGAATACAAAAGGAACGTATCCTAATGGGTTGTCATATACTTCATGATCAGTTATACCAGCTAGTGTTCCATCACCATTCTTGCTTACTGTGTACTTCTCAACATAGTCTTCATACCAGCATGTGAATACTGTAGAGTCTGTGTTGTCTGTTTCTCTAACTTTGATGTGCTTCAATACTAGCTTACCACCAACGTTACGTTCATAGTACCAGTTCAAAACATTCTGTGGAATGTAAACGTTAGCATAAGCACGGATGCCAAGTGCAATCTCTTCTGCTTGTGTTTCTACTTTGTAACTTGGTTTGTCTACAAGTATCCATGCACTACCCATGCACATAGCTAAATCATTTGCAGTCTTTAAGAAACTGTCCATGCCTTGGCCTTCTTGGTCTGTGTCTGTAAGCCATTGCTTAACAAGTGGGTTCTTTATTAGTACGCCAAGTTCTCGTTTAGGTAATGTGCGGAATAGGAAACTACGGTATATGTCTATTGTAGTTGCTACATGGTTATCCAACGGTGTACTGTTAATACGCTTTGCGTATTGATTACCAGGAGCACTGCTCTCACCTAAGTATTGTGTTAAGTAGCTTCCGCTTTTGTAAGTTTCTCCACCCAACCAACTCTTATAGTGATACGTAGCCTGTCTGGCTATCTCTGCATAGTTCTCATGCGTTTGTTCTAATTGTTCTACTGTCTTCATAATATGTGTCTTCCCTATATAGGTTGTTGTGGGGCATCTAGTACTGAATCAGGTACGTAGTATTGACAGGGATCAATCTGTCAGGCATTATGTTTATTTATGCCATTAAAAATGTCCAAATAATTCTGGACCTTTGTTCTGTATTACTGGACGTCTAATTGGATTAATCCAATGTACTAGATAACCAACTGCGTCATTCAAGTGATCTAACCCGCTTGACTTATCTGGAATCTGTGTTCCCTCTTTGTATGTTTGTCCACTGATGCATTTAATAGTTTCTTTGCACTTTGGATTAACACGTATTCTTACAGTACCATCTACGCTCTTAAGACTAGCGTTCAATGCTGCAATCCTATCCTTTACAGGAGGGTTGAT